GACTTAAGAAAGAGCAAGTACCAGGGGCCAAATTTAGATTAACCTTAGAAAAAGCGCTAACTTCCATCTCAAAGTCTTTTAGAGAGACCATTGTCTGAGCGTTTAGAGCAGTACCGGAATCTATAACAAGATCACTCTTCTCAAATTTGAATCCTGCTGGTTCAGGTGGACAAGGTACGGGTCTAGTTGCCATAAATTTAATTAGATGTTATCACTACCAGTTTTACTGGTCTAGTTGTTATATTGGAAAAGCTGATACCTCCTAAGTTGGGATTGTAAATTGGTCCGGTGTGTCCATAATATGCAAAGGGACTCATGTTCCATCCAGCCCATGAATTTACACCCTGCTTAACTCCCCCGGAAAGTGCCATTATTTCTCCCATTGGATATCTCTCGTCACCACCATAATCCCAAAGAAGAAACTTTTCAGAGGCTATGGACTCTGGCAAATAATAAGCTCTCGCAAATATAAAACCAGCCTCGTTTGCAGTTTCTGTATAGTCTCCAGGATCTATACTTACTGTTGTATCTGGTGCTATTACAAATGTCTGCTTTTGGTATGTGGAAAAAACTAAAAGCGGATGGAAAAAAGATTCTAAATTTATAGACTCAGCAACTTGAGCTTGTTGATGAACATTGAAGCCTGAGTTAAAAAATCTGAGCTTATATGGATCATTCTTATACTTGAATGTCCAATTTATTATGGAAAGCTGGTCCCTGGTTTTTGCTACGTTTTTATAATTAGTAACAAAAGCACAAGCACCGGGAACAAATACAGGGTTTACAAATCCACCCTGTACATTACTGGACCCAGTTGAAGAACTGGAACCACCATCAAAATCAGTATTATCAGACACCATTAGTGTATATATTTACACTAAACCGAAAGAAGATAAAAATTATCCTCTAGGTCTCCATTTAGACCTATTAATTTCATATTCGTTCCTATTATTACGTGAAATGGTGTTTTGATTGTATGCGGGGTCAGGAGTAACAACATTAACCTCCTCGTTTACTATTTTATTATCCTCGCTAAGCTCTTGTTTATTCTCTTCCTGGGTTTCTATTTGCTCCTCTACCGGGGTTCTAGCAATTTCAGATTCTGTCACGTCTTTAGACTCTTCTTCGACATCTAAAGTCCCTGCATCACCTAAATCTACTATATCTAACGATTCTAATTCTTCAGCCAAGCTTTTAGATTCAACAGGTTCAGAAGCATCTACCTCTACAGCGGTATCGGTAGGCTCAGGCTTTATGTAATCGACTAATGACTTTATAAATCCAAGAGCAACTAAAGGAAGTATTGCACCCGATATAATGGAAAGTATTCTTTTCTGATATATTAGATCCTCTTCTATAAGGCCAAATAACTCAGACCACATTTTAAAATCGCCAATGTTTATATAGGCATAGTAAGTATTTCCCATAGCCTGCATACCGGTCAGTATTATAAACAAAGCCCAGACTAAGAATTTATTCATCTTATCCAGAGCTATTATGGAAGCCAAAGAAGCAGCTGCACCTAACTCAAAAGCTATCGCTAGAGAAACAGAAAGCCACTTCGGATTTGTGAGATCGAAAAACTGAACTACGTGTATAGTGGAAATTACAGAAACAACAAGATACAGGGTAACAAAAGTTCCTATAACGAAGTATTTCAGGGCATTGCTTTTCACTTTGTTTGATCTATTTTTGACTTTATATCAGACAAAGAAGACTTACCCTTATCGAAATCATCCTCATAAATTAAGAAATTAAACATCGTCTGATTCATAGATTTCTCTAAGTCACTTTTAGTTACGCTAACTTTTTGCAAAGAGTCTACAGATGTGTTAAGTGTCTTAATTCCCTTTTCGATTCTATCAACATCGTTATTTACTCCGCATTGTCTCAAAAACATCATAAGCACCAATACGATGGATATCCACCATGAATTTGATTTAATTTTTTCTAGCATTTTCATTTTTTTTTATATTTATCTTAAAAAATATAGAACATAAAAAAATAGCCAGTAAACTGGCTATTGATCAGTATCTATAGATTAGCAAACTTCTAGTCCCTGCTCAGCTGCGTTAAGCTCTTTTTGGAGGTCGTTAACAACTAGATTATCCTCCTTGACGTTACTTAGCGCAATATCAACTGGCTTGAAAACTTTTATAAAGTTCTGAGCTGATTCTAATCCCTTACCCTTTCCCTTGGACAAAAAGTAGTGACTAGCTTCAATGGTCAATGCACCAAAATAAATCGTGTTATCTTTCACGCCATCAGCTTCTGCTTTCTGAATGGATTTATTTATCTCGATGATACCCAATGATTCAGTGGAATTCCACTCAGCTTCTTCATTTATGAACCGCTTAAACATTGACAATGTAGAAGAATCCATAGATACAGCATAAACTTTCTTAGAGAGTTCTTTTCTCTTCTCCTCGATTTGCTTCTTTAAAGCATCAACTTTGGCTTCGTCTACGTTTACTTTAATGCCATCTATATCAAAAGATGCACTCTCCGATGGCAATCTGTCAAGATTTTCAGATGTAGCTAAAACTAAATCGTCTTGGTTTTTTCCTGTTTTTCCCATTTTAATAACTTTTATTATTCTATCAAATTCAACACGTTTTGTTTCTATCCAATATCAAAAATATCAATATCGCTGGGATCTTTTTTATCGTCTACCTGTGTGAGAACCGATGTTTCTGTTGTTAAATCAGGATCTAGCATGTTCTGATCCAAATACATTTTTAAAGGTCCCCTTAAATCCTTAGCTGGATATATTCTTGCTGGTTCTTCTGGGCCGATGTGAACTAGAAATCCACTCTCCGTTTCTATACCCAATTCCTCCTCCAGTATTAGTCTATAAAGGGATATCTGGATAGAATACTCGTTGTGATGATTTTCATATAGCGTATTAAACGGCCTTAGTAATTTCTTATATCTTCCTTTCGGGTGTCCATCATGCTTGAACTCCTTGTTGGTTTTCCAGTCACCTATTATGAAAATCATCTTATTCCTAGATGAATCCCACATTAAGAAAGGCTGATCTATTGTGCCGGCAATCCTCCACTTTCTGGAAAATATTTTAAGCTCAGATTTAAGCGGAATCAGATTTTTAAATTTAAGGTCATAGATTGACTTAAACTTATTAACACGCTCTAAGAAATCTGCATCTTCGGGTAATTCAGGATTCTCACCGCTCCAGAAATCCTCTATCCATTTATGTACTCTGGACCCCAAAGAAGTAGCTTTATTACCAGCTTCAGTCCACTCATTCTCTATCACAGACGGATCCACTCCTCTCTGTCTAGCCTTCTCCTTAATCCAATATTCCCTATTGAAAGGCTCCTTAAATTTCTTCAGGAAAGTGGTAACGGAATCGAACTTGATGTCTTTATATTTGTAAGTGTGAGATCCTTCTTCAAAGATAAAATTAGGATCACTGAATTTACCTATCTCCTTTTCTATACGGCTCTTCTCTAACTCGATAATTTCATTCATACCGGATTACACCAAAAAATTAAAAATTAAATAAATCAAAGCGGAAGGAAGTAAAGCAAAGTAAAAAGTAAACCACACCCAGTTGAACTTTTTGAATATAAAATAGTAAACTACGAGAAAAGACTCATCGTCAGTTCCGTCTATCGGTTCAAGAGATACGGAAATCATTTCCTCTATACCTGCCTTTCTGAGGTACTCGTTTATTGGCTTTAGCATATCAAAGACAAAAGAAGGTCTAACATCTTTACCCAGATCAGGCGACATCGTCACTTCAGGTGGCAAATTTACAACGGTGTATATCCGACAAAGCCAGTCATATCTAAGATTCTTCCTAGTCCAGATTATCTCCTTGGCTGATTCTTCCTTAATTATCTTCCGATACTTAAGGTATATTAAAAACTCTTTTAGTGCTGAGAACATAGTATCTTCATTTTATTATTATAGACCCAGATGGGTTAGTGTTTCTTAACCTTTCTTTTTATCTGAGCTCTAGCTCTCCTGATTCTAGTTGCGATCGATCTCTTTTTTATGCCATACTTGTGGGCTATGTCCTTATACTTCATACCGTTTATCTCACGGTCAATCATGATGTCACGATATATTTCAGGAAGAGCACGGATTTCATCTATAACAGAGTCGTAGATCTCCTCTAGTGTGTTCTCCTCTTTGAAACAGTAATCGGGTGAATCCTCTAGAGTGTAAGCCCCGTCAGTAAGGGTGTTTGAATTTTTCTTATTGGAGTGATAATCTATCTCCTGGTCGCTCTGTGAAACGAATCTGCTTCTAGACTTTATAAGGAGTAGGCTTTCATTTCGGGCTATATTATAGCACCAGGTGGAAAAATTAGCTCTCTCGCTATTGTACTGATCTATCTTGGTCCATATTTTGGACATAGTATTAATGAAAGCATCTTCTGCTTGTTCTCTATCTTTTAGAATTACAAAGCAATGGTTTAGTATACCAGGCCTAAGTCTGTCAAATAAATCAACGAAAGATTTTTCATTCTTCTCGATTAAAAAAATCTCCGCTAGGGATTGGATGTTGTTCTCTTTTTTAGCCATATTTAATATAAAAATTATCGATTTTAAAGTTTAACTATCTCAATTCCACCCATTAAGAGGAATGGAATTGATTCTTTTTTCCTATACAATTCAGTAAACACAACCTTTTTTACACCGGATTGTATAATAAGTTTTGAGCACTCGAAGCAAGGTGAAAGAGTTACATACAGTGTAGACCCATCCGAGCTAAGTGTGCTCTTTGAAAGCTTAGTTATAGCATTAGCTTCAGCGTGCAATACCCAAGACAATGTGTTATTCTCGTCATCCTCACATTGGTTAGGAAATCCAGTTGGGGATCCATTATATCCATCAGATATTATAGATTTATCCTTCACCACCAAACAACCAACCTGAGCTCTCTTACAACTTGAATTTTTAGACCAAGCTGATGCCATCTCTAAATATATCAAATCCCTGTTCCTGTCTTTGTCAGTAGGATGAATAGAATCTCCCAAAAAGCAATGGAACCCACCGGCCTCCGGATCCCTAGATATCCTCCAATTTTCATTTTCTAGATAGAAGGTGTCATCCAAAAAATCAAGTTCACTATATAGTTGAGATTGCATTCCAGTTTTCATTAGGGCAAAGGATTAAATAGTATTTCTCGCTAATATACTAAATAAACCCGTAGAAAAAAGTATGGTCCCCTTAAATTCTTCTAGAATCAGGCCTAAAAGGATCGGGATTGTATATATTAAGCGGACCACTTAAAGATCTAGCCATACTCCCAAGAAGGGCTTTTATTTCTTTCATATCATTTGATAAAAAAGGAGATCCCTCAGATACACTGACTTCACCCCCAGATTTACTAGTGGTAGAACTAGATTGTGTATTTCCACCACCGCCACTACCGCTATCTGATTTAGCCTCCATAGGAGCAGCAGATGGGGCTGGGGGTTGAGGTGCAGGCTGCGTCTGGGAAGCTTCAGCGGGTGCAGGTTTGCTAGTTTTAGAAAGAGCTGCGTTAGACTTTTCAACCTTAGGCCCAGGTTTTTTACCTGCGGGAACTGAAGCTGGTTTAGCTAAAAGACCGGATGCAGTTTTAGCCGATCCTGCTGTGGTCTTTTCAACTTTCCCGTTTTCACTAAATAATTTCTTATCTAGATTATCCGTCTGTTTGATACCCTTAGATTCCATTAACTTTGAAATCTCCGCCTCATATTGGCCCATGTAATCTTCAAGGCCAAAAGCTTTTAACATCTCTACACCGCTCTTTATTGCGTCGGTTCCAGATTTATTTCCTCCCTCTTTTTTAGCAGCGGGTCCTTCACCCTTGTTTACCTTTGATAATTCAGGGGATTCGGTATTTAATACAGAAGATTCAGATTTTTTTTTGGCCTCAGAAAACCTTCGATTAGCTTCTTCGTCCATGAATTTCTCGATCTCGTAATTAAGGACATCACTATTGTTAGCTAAACCAGGGGTTTCTTTAATTAATTGAGCGACGTGGTTATCAACTTCACTCTGTGAAGGGTAAAAATCCTTAAAAAGCATGCTTTTTATTCCGCCACTTTCACTGATAATAGATTCTGCTGTCTTGACATTAACTCTACCTGTTTCACCTTTTACACCTGCAAATGGTCCTGCTGTCGGTGCACCAGATGCAGCAGATTTCCCTTGCTCTGATATCTTTTTACTTAAAGAGTCTAGGACAGTCAATTTATCAGAATCACTTTTAGTATCTAAACCCAAAGCGGAATTCTCTGCAATATCACTCTGTATACTTTTTTTAATCTCCTCTATGGGATATCTACCATTATCACCAACCAAAAAATTATACCCACCTTGATTTTCTACTTTTACGAAACCATCTTTTATGAAGTCCTTCATCCTAGGAATTGCATTCAATCCATCTATAAGGTCCGATACATTTAGGGGTACAACTTTGGAACCACCAGGGATCTCCATTATTTCTGGTCCGTTTTCTCCTACCACATATGTTCCAGGTTCAGTTGCCTTTCCGCCATCTTTTAAAGCACCTTTTACAGGGACTTTCTGTTGGTTCTGTTTGGCACTTTTAGATGCCATTAGCTTTGAAATCTCCGCCTCATATTGGCCCATAAAATCTTCAAGGCCGAATTTTTTTAACATCTCTGCTCCCTTCTTTACCGCATCGTTTTCGGGAAGATTAGGATTTTTTTTAGAACCTGTGGATTCAGCAATTTTATCCGGAAGACCCTGAAGATCCTTAGAGACAGATTTTGATATCTCCTTAAGATCTTTAGAAACAGATCCTGATATAGCTCCCAGATTTTTGTTGGTTTGCTTTAGCTCTTTAACAACCTCGGCTAAGTTCCTGGAAACATCCAATAGCTGTTTGTACTCATTGCTATCCGCCATTAATATTAAATTATTTGATTTATATATTTAATATTATCTACGGAGGGTGAAAACATTCTTTTTGCCGTCTGCCTCCAGGTTACTATTGTTCTCTTCCTCTATCACGATATTCAATTTATCTAGCCATATCTGATATTCGTAATAGGGTATAGACTCCAGCCAATCTGGATCTATTTTATGCTCTTGCCAGAGCCTAAATTTAATATCAAAGAAGTTTTCTAAGGATATCTGAAATAATGAAAAGTGATCTAATCCCGCCGGGAAATGATATTTCAGCGGAGACCTCCCTACCTCCGCATTTAGGACATTTAACAGAAGCTTTTGGCTTAGTCCCTATCTTTATTCTTTCAGATAGTATGAAGTATAAAGAGAATTCCTCCTTTGTCCAGTAATCCATCTTTCTCATCTCGTTCATTATGAATTGATTATCCATCACCCTCCATTCTTCAAATAGGAATGGAGATATTTTAAGGAAAGAGTCATCAACATCTATATTGTTCTTTAAACAATGAGCAGTGAACTCAGATATTCTTTGAGTTACTCCTATACTAGGAACATACATTCTAATGGGATTTGATGATCCACCTATTTGAAAGGTAAAGCATCTATTTGTAGGATCATAATATTTAGAAACCTCAGAATCCAAGGTATATGAAGCTAAAACACCGGTTCTTAATTCAAATCCATTTGTCAGCGGGCATTCTTTTTTATTCTCACACTCGGTTTCGGGGAAGAGTACAACTGAATTTTCACCCTTTACAAAGGTTAAATCCCTTATTGCTACAATTATGAAAAATCTATCCTCTGACTTAAGATCCTTGTAAGAAACCACTCCTTCGTTTGGGAATTCCATAGAAAGGCACCTGTCTAGAATATACCCTAATTTTTCTTCTATGTCCAATCTATCTGTCTCGTCTATAGTTGAGAAGTGGCGGATTTCTTTAACATCAGCAGGTCTAATAGCCATTCTTACACCTTCTGGATAAAACATTCCTTTAGAAGGTAGAATATCAACAGGTAGGTTTTTCCAGCCTATGTCGCCGGGTGATATTTTTCTTTCCCCTGCTTGTCCAGTGTTGCCAAATGGAGTAGCGGGTGCTCTGAAAAAATTCTGAGCTTTACCCAATGATGTTACCTCCTGCTGTTCTTCAGCAGCGGGCGGTGCAGGATCTTGCTGGGTCATTTGATTCACCTCAGCATATTCTTTGATTTCTTTTTCTGGAAGTGGATCATATTTCAATCCGCCCTCTTCTTCTCTTCTTCTTAGAATTTCTTCGGGTGATAAGTCTAGCATAACGTATAGGTTTTAAAGTCTTTAGTATATTATATACCAATAAAATAAAAAAGCCTCAAAAATATTGAGGCTATTGTGGGGTTTTTGAAAATTTTTGATTCTTTACAAGAATGTATCTTCCCAGTAATCACATTTCCATGTTACTGATAGACTGTAGATGCTATTTCCCTGATCGTAATCGAGATCCATTGCGTTTATTGGCTCACTTATGAAGCAAGAAGGAATTCTGATTCTTCTAAATACGTCACCTTGCTTATTAAAAACAGAGATAAGAACTGATCCGACATAATCTCTCTTTAATCCCATTGCGCCAGTTAATGGGTTATAGATTAAATCAGACCACTGTCTAAGTATTTTATAGATAGTCATCGAATTGGCACTATTAAGGTTAACCTCAAAATCTATGGTCATATCCATATCTGATGTTGAAGGCTCACCTCCAGCATATCTTCTAGTTGCAAACTTATAAAACTGTTCAACCGGAGCTGAAGGTTGAATGTCTACAGCTAAACCGCTAATGCTTTTAACTTGCTGGGTAAGAATAAACTCGCCCTGGAACTGAGTTGCAGCTTCAGTTATCGCAGCAGGTGGTGTTATAAGAACCTCAAATTGGTTCAAATAAACCGGCTCGTAATAGTTTCTAGCCGCTGTAGACTGATTGAAATGTGGTAATCCTGCCATTTATGTTATTTTTTTATAGGAATGTATCCTCCCAGTAGTCAACCGCCCATTCCATGTTATCGATCTTGTAGATCTCCTCACTGGTATAATTTAATCCCATAGCGGAAACTGGTTTTATTGGGAAGCAATCTCTGCAAACTACTCTTCTATATACATCTCCCTGTTTGTTAAACATAGAGATTACTATAGTTCCAGTGTAATCTGTTTTTAAACCCATAGCTCCAGTTAAAGGATTGTAAATAAGATCAGTCCACTGTCTTAGAGTTTTAAAAACATACATTGAATTAGCATCATTAAGGTTAATCGTGAAACTCAACGAAACGTTCATGTAAGTTGTATCCGGCTTTGCTCCTGCATAGTTTCTTTTAGCAAACTTATACTTCTGGTTAACAGTAGAAGGATTTTTATCCAGCTGTAACCCATTAACTTTAGTAACGTGCTCTAGCAATATAGGTCCTCCAGCAACCGGTCCTGGAGGGGTAATTGTAACTTCAAATTGGTTCAGATAAACAGGTTCAAACTTGT